CTTATTTGCAACATGCGGAAAAATATCAGCATATACATAGCCGCCCACTGCGACATTGAATGGGTCTGATGATTCTTTTAGTGCTTCTTCACTCACTGGCTCAGAGCCGCCACCTAGTTTATAGTCAGAATCAAACGCAGTCAAAAAGCTCTTAGTAATAGAGCCCACGATTTTTTCGGGGTCGTGCTCTAGATTGATTGGCTTGTTGACGAACGAGGGATACAATAGAAGGGCATCGTCCGTGCCAATTGCGTCGCCATTCCCGTTCACTAGGTTGGCGACAAAGGCGTTGCCCGCGATAGCAAGGAGGTCTGGATACTTTTCCTGCCCTTCTGGGAGGAAGTCCTTTAGGTTTGCTAGGCTGGCTTTCGCCACGAAAGAATCAGGAAGCCGCCCAAGCGGGCAGCGAGCGAGGGCCGTGAATCGGGCCTTGTCTTTGTAGTCGCGTCCTGAAAATCTGATAGACATTATTGTTTAATTGTCCATTCGACAGAACCAACAGTCCCGTCATTTGCGTAAATTGTGCGTTTCTCAACTTTATAGTCGCCAGCCATGCCAAGAGCTTCCAGCGCCTTTTCCATATTGGCGGCCCCTACAATTTTTGGTAGGTGTCCGTCTTGATGTTGCCAGAAATTAGTATAAAGATTTTCAATGTCGCGCCGCACCGACTGAATGCGATATTCAATATAGTCAGCAAAAGCTTTCATCTCGTCTTTAGAAACGCCTTCTTCTTTTTCGTCCTCTTCCTCCTCTTCGGACTTAACTTCAATTTCAACTGACATGCCACTTCCAACAGCCGCCGAGCAAGCAAGAGCTTTGTGCTTCTTCGGTTCTGGTTTTACTTTAGCGGAAATCTCATCTAGAGAGACTTTTACTTTGTCAAGAATGGTCTTCATGTTTTTCTTCTCTACACTTAAAAGTTACTGATTGGAAATTTTTACTCCATTTGGCCGCATTTCTCCAACTAGGTTCCAGTTGTCAGACTGCATTTGCTTTAGGAAGAAATCCATGCGATATACAGTGCCATGCAGAATCTTCCTACTATGATTCGCCAACCAGCTACGCCGAACTTTGCAGTATTCGTATAACCAAACTTTTTCATCGCCACCGTTGGCTGGGGTATTAGCATCAAAGCGTTTTCTTAGGAAGTCTGGGACAGAGCCGCTATGAATTGTCGAGTCCATAACAACTGCGAACCCCATAGGAGTTTTAATTCCATTTTTATCGCAGAGCGCTACAGCTTTGTTCCAGTAGGCTTCGTCATAAACCTTATCTTGGGCGGCCCTCATAATAGGGTCTTCTTTTGAAGCCTTTTGAAGATTGGCGATAAACCCTTTATCGTTCACGGTGCCCGAACTAGTCATCTTTGAGATATATGGTGACAGCTTATCAGAAAATACCCCACTGTCATTTTTATAGAGTTCCAGTAGGCGGCGCATATTACCATACTGAGTAATACCGAACCCAAGTGTTATCTGCCTTACTTCGTTAGGGCCGTCCCTATAAATATAAACAGATGTATAATCTGATTCTGCCTTGCCGTTTTCAAAACAGTTGATGATTTTACGAATTACTTCTTTATTCTTCGTTTGCATGGGTTCCAAATGGTTTTAGTGCTGGGCCGTTGACCCCCTCTTCGATAACCTCAACATGAACGTCAAGATTCTTGACTGTCTCGTCAACAACCTCTTTCTTGTCAATCTTCTCTGAAACAAACGAAGACACCTGAGAAATCGTTGACGAGGTAGTATTTTTCCAATCAAGAACACCCTGCACTCCAAGATATGTTGAAATAATCAGCGCCGTGACCCAGTGAAAGTCGCGACTCAATCCGGTAAAAGCGTTAATGTGCTCTGGGGTTACGAAGGAATATAAATATTGAACTTCAGTCCAATAGGCAGCCGCATTAATCCCCATTGCAACAAGGGCCATCCAAAGTTTTCTACTGCCAATTTTATTCTTACTCATTGCTTTTAAAAAGGTTCGCTATCATTTTCACAAAAGAGTTTATACCAGAAATAAGCCCCCCAAGGATGTTCGCTATTATAGGTTGTGCCGCTGGGAAAAATACGCAAAGCGCAATTAGCCCCGCAGTCCCGCCAATACCGCCGAGAGCAAGAAACCAACCCCAAAAGCCAGACCGCTTTTCGCCCTCTAGTTCCTCATTGGCTTTAATTAATACTTCCGCAGTTTTCTTCTCGTATTTCTCGAACTGGGCGACTTCTTGGGCTACTTGCTCTTTTAGCTCTTTATTCTGCTCTAATACTTCTTTGTATTGTGGCGAGTCTAGCGTCAATAGAGGTTTTCCATCGTAGTCAACAGGAAGAACAACATACTTCTTGCCGCCGTCGTTGAACTCCTTTACAGATATTACTGTCTTAGATGGATTGGCGGCCCTAAGAGTTGACGAGTATTTTCTAGCCAAATCTACTCTTCCAGCTTTTAAGCTCTCGTCAATTTGGGCTATTCCTTGGTTTACGAGTTCGCGGTGCTTCTTCGCTGTGGATTGACATCCAGAGAGAAGTAGGCTGCAAGCTAGTAATGGAAGAATCTTCTTCACATTTTGTATTACAGTTAAATATTTTATAAACGAATATTTTTCTTCGCTTGCGAAGAAATATTCACCGAATCCATATGATTCGGTGTATCGTTGCTGGCGCGAGGGACTGATAACTCCTCACTGCCGCAAGTGCTCTCCACGGGAGAGCCGTCTTGGAACGTAAACCCGCTAGGCTTCCAGAAGAAGCCCTTTCGGTTCAACTTGCGACTACGCAAAGTCCAGCTTACGGAGGGCAAGTCTGCTGCGTGATTACAACTTGCGTTGTAATCCGCGTCACGCTGCAACCCGCAAAGGTTGCACACGTATAACTTGCCCTGCCGGTTGGCCTTGCGCACCCATCCACACCCTGAGCATCGCTGTGAACGATACGTGCAACTCTGCAAGGTAAACGGAACCTCCGCCTCCTCGCAAAGTGCCGCGATTTTGTCGCGGATAATTGTATTCGTCCAGTGTGAAAGTTTACGACTTCGCCCGCTGCGATAGCCAATATTCCAAATCTTCTCTAGGCGCACCTCGGGCGCGTGTCGAAGATTTGTTCTGTTGATGCTCCAGCGGATGAGGTTGTCGCGGTGCTTTTGAGCGCGAGCAAAGCCCTTGCTACCACGTCTGCGGCGTGATAAGCGGTCTATCACACTAGAGAGTGAGTGCCCATGCGGACACGTTGCTGGAGTAGCTGACCCATCGCTCATCGAGGCAACCGTTAGCATTCCTTGGTCGACGCCAATTGCGTCGCCCTCGCCGCGCTTTGCCTTGCGCTGGATTTCGTAGGAGAGCCTCACAGCGCGTTCTGTAATCTCGATGCCCGATAAGCGCCGTCCTTCCGCACTCCATTTTTGCGAGACTCGGTTGGTGCTAAACGGTAGGCGAATTTTGCCCCACCGTTTGCCCAGCGATTTGAGTTGGACAAATCCTCCCGACCGAATATCGCGAATGTCGCTGCAAAGCGTGTCGAGGCGCAGCGGAGCATTGCGAAAGCATGGCTTGACTGGCCGCGTAGCGCGTAGCATTTTTCCGCGCTTTCTTGCCGACATCGCGGGATATTTTTCGCTTGGCGGTTGGGCGATTTTCCACTCTAGTTTGCGCCGCTTTTCTGTCGCGGCGGAAATCGTGGCACAAACGTGTGTGCTAAGAGCGCGAAGCATTCGCCCGCTCAACTCTGTCGCGATGTTGAACTTGCGGTAGTCCACATACTTAGGGCAGTCCAGCAAGCCTTGTGCTGGATGGAACCCAGCGCCGTTGCCAGTCGTATTTTCGCTCGAAAACAAGCCATCCCACATCGCGGCAACCATCAGCGTTCCAACGCGACGGTATTCCGCGAGCAAACTCTGCAAGCGTTTATGTTTGTCTATGTTAACGCGAGATAGGCGATGCATGGAGCTGCGAATCATTCCGCGATTGCCTCCTGAGCTTTTCGTACTTTATTTTGGGCTCGTTTGGGAAAAGTGTATTTTATCATCGTATGGTTATTACACTAGATTAGACAGGATATGACAAATGCAAATAATAATTATTGCTCCGTGTCACATCCGAAAGAAAGTAAGAACATCCAGTGGCATTAAAGCCCCGCAAGTTGCCCATAAGTAGCGGGTCGGCGGCACCAGAGGATTGAATGGTAGCATTTACGTAGTCTGGGCGCGAACTCCAAGAAATGTGAACTCCGCTTACGCCAGAAGGAATAGACTCAATTTGGCCAACTAGTCCAGTTGTGGCAGAGCCTCCGCCCGCAACGTCACCAATAAAGCCAGAAAGCTCTACGGTATCAATTTGTTTTAGCTTAATCGTGAAGTTCATTTGCGGATAGTCTTAGTATGGAGGCTGAGTAGAAGTCAACGTCGTGCGCAATTTGAATATCTTCAATTTCCCGCTTTGCGGCCTCCGAAACTTCTTTTGGCTCTTTCAGGTATGTCTGAATAGAAGCTTCCCAAGCGCTCTCTTCTTCGTTAGAGATAATTGAGGACACAAGCTCTTTAACTACGGCTTGCTGGGCCTCGCTCATTTCTTTTACCTTGAACTTTTTCTTAACGGCGGCGTCAACCTTAGATTGTAAACCAGAGACTTTTCCACTTAGGTTCGTCAGAGCTTTAACGCTGAACGAAGCTTTAGCCGAGCCAATTGGCGACGGCGTAGTTGAGGTTTTAGGTGCCTTGCTTCCTTGCGGGCGGCCAACCTTGCCGGGCGTTTTGCTAGAAACTTGTTGCCCCGCTTGCTTAGCCTGCATTTTTGCGGCCTTGTCTGCCGTGTCTGCCTGTCTGCGAAGGATTTCCGACGCGCCGCCAACAATAGGCAGGTAAAGGTCGTTCTGCTTATGCTCAGTAAACCGCTTCTGGCTTTCAAGAGAATCTTCGGGCGTTGGCATTTTACCAGTTCGCATATTCTCAAATAGTTCCTCTGGGGTTAGGAAGCCAAGTTGAGCCATTGATACTGCAAGCTTAGAATATTGTAGTTCGTCTTTCAGTGACAAGTCTTCAAAAATGGCAGTAGGATATACTCGTGCCCCAATTGCTTTGCACACACGCTTAATTTCGGGTTGTAGGAAATTATGAAGAAATGCTTGGCGAGCTTCTTTGAGACGCTCTAGGAAAACCTGAACCTTAATTGACGTATTGGCGAACTTCTCACCCGAATCAAAAAGGATGGCGTTAAGCCCAATATTAATATCCTTGTCTAGCTGCTCATATTTCTGAGGCCCAAGAATTTTATCAATATCTGGGATATTCCACCCCATTTTTACTGTGTGGTCAGTAATAAGGGTGCGGGCAACGCTTTCGTTCTGGAAAAGATTGCGAATTGTGTCGGCAACCGCTGGGTTGAAGTTGCGCCCCTGATTGTATTCCGTCTCTGGCTCACCAATATTAATTAATAGCAGCGCCCGCTCTGTGGTGCGCGCCATTGAGAGGTCAATACGTTTGAACTCTAGCTTAGTCTCAATATCTTTGAGTACACCAAACGCCATAGGCACCGCCATTGGCTCATAGCTCTGGGATTTGTATAGAAGAACTGATAGCCGCCCGTCATCAAGGGGAATTTGAGCGGTATTAGCGCCGCTCTTAATAGACTCTTTAATTTTAGGGTCTAGAGACTTGAATAGCTCGCGGGCATCATCTGTATCCTGCTTTTTAAGGCGGGCCAACTCGTAGGTAGATAGAGTTTTGTAATAGGTAGGCGAGCCAAACATAATGTCGCCGCCCGCTAAAATTCCTTCTGGGTTTAGCAGGATGTATTTAACTGGAATCTTGTCAGTTGACGCGGCCCCGTAAACCTGCGTCATCTTTTTCATCTGAGCTTGTTGAACCTTCGCGTCAAACCTATAAAGGAAGACATTACCAGAGCGAAACCACTCGCGGAAAAACTGCTCCTTTAAATGCCAGAGGTTAATCTTCTCAAACCAAGCCGAAATAAAGTCGCGAGTGCTCTTGTTGCCGCCCTGTAGATAAATATTACTGTTGGAAAGCTCGCCCATCACTTCTACGACGTTACGAAGAAGAGGAAACGCCCAATATGCTTTGACGCAAAGTTTGATGGGCTCGGCGGTGCTAAAAAATGATGAATTGTCGCCCGTTTTGAATGGCGTGACAAACTTGTCTAGGTTGGGATAGCTCTGCTGTGGGAACTCTAAAGTTTCACTCTTAGAGCGTGCGGCCAGCGCAAAGTCCTTGGAGCGAGTATCTTCTACGTCAGCTACCATTGGCATAATCCACCCGTTTTGGTTTGGGGTCGGGGCTTTAGCTGATATTTTTTCTTTTTTAAGTCGCGCCATAATTTTACTTTACACTAGATTTTCTTAGAATCGAATAAAAATTGCAAGTCAAATTTACTAGGCCCGCCTTTTATCCTCAATATCTCTACCAACACCCTAGAGGATTCATAGCGCCCGCCCACAAATAAGAACTGTATATTGCTGAAAGTTTCGCATAGTCCGCGCATCCGCGCACAGTAGAATTCAGACGGAGCTTTAATGAATTTATGAGTATTTGCTACGTTTAGCTGTAATAGAGTCTCTAGTTTCTCCTCTACCAATACCACTAGGTAAAACCCAAGCTCGGCGGCTCTGGAAACCTCTTCTTTAAACCTATCATATCCCTGAGACATTGTTCCACAGAAATCCTCTAGGCTCTTTCTCTCTATGAAAGAGTTGTGGAAATGGTTTTGACATGTATAGTCGCCAACGTCCAGTTTAGCAACCGAAGTTTTGCACGATAGCTTTAATGGGTTCTGCTCACGAGTATCAACTAGAATGTGTAGTGGGTCGGAAGTTTTCTCTGGTGTATCGTTGTAAGAATAGCGGGGCTCTAAACCCTGAGCGGCGCAAACCTCATTGTAATCTAGTCCTAGTTTATGGACTAGCGCGGGACTTGGAAAAACACAAGTGCGCGCCTCTGAGGTTGATGGCGCGTATTTGAGACTTTTCACGTTCTTGCGTCCAGATATAATGTTTCCAAGACTACCCACCCCTTCTTTGAGCAAGTAGCTAACCATATTTTCACGAGTTGCGAAAAACGAGTTAATATAGTGTATGTCGTCCTTGTACTCCAGCGGCTCGCCAGTCAGCAAATCCTTCTTGTCGTAGTATTTAATGCAATACTCTTTTAGGGATAGTCCGTTCTCCCGCAAATGTTTAATAAACTCTTTACGGTCGCTATATTCTTGGTTATTTATCAGGGATAACATTAAAAAGCAATCGGAATAAAAGTAGGTAGCGGCGGCGCACTGTCGCCTTTTATAATATTAAAGTAGTGCTTGCTGGAGTAATATGCCATCAATAGGCAAGTATAGTTGTCGCGGCGGGCGCGCTTTTCGCTTGTTGATTTGCGAAGGTGAGTTGGGATGTTATATTGAAGAGTGGTTCCAGCCCCAATAGATTTAACTTCAATCAGCGCCATCTGACGCTTAGTTTGCACTACCCAATCTTCTTGGTCATCAATAAAGTCAACTAGGTCATAAACCTTGTCGTCGTGGTCCTTGAATTTATATGGGAAGGAGAAGTCTTTGATAATGCTCTGATATAAGTCCTCGACATGCTGAATGCCCGAGCCAAACCATATTTTAGAAGAGGAAACACCGTCTTGCAGGTATTCATTCATAGTTCTCAATGTTGGCGCAGAGAACGGCTGAGCGTATACGATACGTTTGGTTAGTAGATTATGCTGATTGCGGGCGGCTTTAACTGCTTTTCCGTATTCCTGCAAATCATCAGAGGCGAGTTCTGCGTCAATGTATTTTAGAGAAGCTTCTACGCCAAATGTCTTCTGAAATATAACAGAGTTATTGTAACCGTTGATAAATTCAGTGCCCGAGCCGTCAATTGCCACCCACACGATATTAAAGTGGGTTAAGATATATGTTAAATACTCATAATGCTCAGAAATATCGCAGCCCGCCTTGCCGTAGGAGTGAACTTGGATAATGCGCCCGTCTTCTGGCACCAGCATATAAACGCCCATTGCAAAATAGTCGCTTGTCTTAGCGGTTCCGTAAGAAGGGTCAATTGCTAGAATGTATTCGCTGCGCTTATTGCCATATAGCTGAACAGTTGGATACTTGCCATCTGGAACCGTGCATTCGTGCAACTTTTTAATATCAAAGTAACTGTCGCTTGCATCTACGAACTCAGCGCCATATTCGCGGCGCACCACAGGGTTATTCTCCTTGCCCTTGACTGCCTCATTAAGAACGGACTCGTCCATAATAGAGCCCGCTGGTGGAGCGTTATAGGCGAATCTAACAACAAAGTGCGTTGGAGTCGTCAACAGGTCTTTTTCAATGTCCTTATGGCGCTCGTTCTTTTTACCGCGAATTGCGTCAATATATGGAACGAACAATCCTTCGTAAAGATACTCAAACTGATAAGAGGCCGAGCTAGTAACAATCATCTTGTTATTAGGGAATATTGTGCGGTCTTCTTCC